CTTCCATGAAAGCTTCACTCAGTGCATTGGCTAACTTCTCCATAGAAGTACTTCCTACCATGGAAATGCTGCCGGACAGATCTGTGGTGGTCTCAGCGGGTGCAGCTACGCTGCTCTCTGCTACGGTGCTCTCTGCAACGCTGCTTACTTCTGCAGAAGATGCTGTGTTTGCTGCATCTGCTGCAGTGTCACTGTTGCCGCAGGCTGCCAGACTCATGGCAAATAAAATACATGCTCCTACCAGAGCTAATCCTTTACTGTGTCTTACTCTCATAATAATGTTCCTCCATGTTGTTTGTTTTTTCTTTTTCTTGATTACAAGGACATACTAGCATGAAGGAAATTCACATAATATCGCAGTACGGTAAGATATTTGTAAGGTTTAGGTAAAAAGTTCAGCCATAGGATGCCGCAGACAAGACTTAGGATGCTCGCATTCTAAGTCTCGTTTGCGGTATTCTATGCGCGGAGCTCCACGCAAATGAAATAAAAGGTGAGCCGCCAAAGCGGCGCCTGCTGCGCAGCAGACGCTTTTATGAATGTAGTGTGGGCTGAACACTCTCCAGAATTCCATCAGCAATGGCACGGGCGATCTCATCGAACCGGCTGTCGAAGAGTTCGTTGTCTGCATCCGTATTGATAAATCCAACCTCCACCAGCACCGCCGGCATATTCGTGCTGTTTAACACCACCAGATTCGGCCTCTCGTTTACTCCCAGATTCACGAACCCCACCTGTTCCAGTCTGGCATTGATATTGTACGCCATCCGGGCCGCCGCCCCGTAGCGGTTGTAGACCAGACTCTCCACGCCACTGTACTGGTTCGGATAAGGACTGGAATTCCGATGGATCGAGACAAAATAGTCTCCTCCCACCTCGTTTCCCTCCTGTGCTTTCTGGTACGGGGACTCGTAGACATCCGTGGTTCTGGTATAATACACATCCACTCCATTTTCCTCCAAAATACTCCCCACCGCCAGTGTCAGCGCCAGAACATCCTCGCTTTCCTTTCTTCCATTATATGTGGCCCCCGGGTTCGCACCACCGTGATTGGAAATACAGCTACTATATTCTATATTAACAAATAAGCAGAAGACGGAGCTATTCATTGCTCATCTTCTGCTTATTTATTTCCTATGATATAATATCACTTTTCTATCAATACATGATAAAATTGTTTTTTTCTGCTATTTTTAATTTTTAGCATTCTGGATACACTTTTCATGCTATTCACATATGCAGGCATTACAAATATTTGTCGAGGCTTCTTTTGGATTATTCTATCAACTATTGTTTTATGTGTATAAAACTCAATAATCGTTCCTTCTGGAACACTTTCATATAGTTCATAACATTCATTCTTAAACTGTTCAAATCTATTCGCTTTAGCTACCTTTTGATTCCACCAATTATTATTCATAAAAATTTGCACGTAATTCTTTTTCCAACACGGGCAGTATTTTATGAGATATCTACTTTTATTACCCCTATTTGCTTTTGCTATACCTAATACTATATATAAAATCCATATTGCAAATATCACAATTCCTATTATCTCTTCCACATTACATGCAAGTATTAAAACAATAAATGCACCAATTATGATATCTTTTGGTACAATATAAAATATTTTTTTCATTATGTAGCTCCTCCTGTTGATAATTATTTATTCTCTTAAAGGAGTTGCATTCAGCTGGCAAAATGCGCTCTTTTACCAGCTATTTACTCTTTACAGGTTCCGGTCTAGGTCCGACCCAGATGCGGAATGCTTTCTTACCATAATCTCTGGCATAAATCTTTGTGCCATCCTTTGTGGTAATATAAGTACGAAAAATGTACATAATATATCCACTCCTTTCTGCAAGTTGCTCTTGCAAAAAGAGTGCTACTGTGATAAATTATAATTGTTCAGGTTATAATTTATACCAGCTGAACAGTAGCAATACTTTTCAGCAAGAGCCAAGCATCTCGTGTGCTTGGTTTTTTATATGTAAAAAGCATTTGCTTGTTACATCGCCTTATGATAATTATTATATTGAACTTGTGCTGCTGCAAGAGACATTCCACATTTCTCTGCAATTTCACATGCACTCATATTTTTCACCAACTCATACGGTGCCATTAACTCTCCTGCAAAGACATTAGCCTGCCATTCTGGATCCATATATGTAGGTACTTCACCACGCGCAAAACTAACCCTCTCTGGAGTATGTAGTAAAAAATGTCCCAATTCATGGCAAAGAGTAAAGCGATCTCTTGCATTTCCATCTACGGCTCGATCATATACATCTTCACGAATTGTCATAATTCCCTTTTGTGTGTGTGTAACCCCATAGGCATTTCCTAATTCCTCTATAGGAACAACCTCAAAATCAAGGCCAAGTTCTGGCAAAATCCATTCAATAAATTGAACTATAGGAAAACGTAGCGTTTCCTCTAACCCAAATATTTTTCTAAATTTCTTTGCTAATTGCCTTATTTTGTCTCTCGACATTGGTTCTACAGATATTTTTTGCATAAGTCCTCCTATAATATTACATATTTAATAGTCCTTTCCATGCTTTTTTCGCATCTTCATCCATCGAATCTAATTTTCTTGCAAATGCAAACATCATATCCCGGTCATCACGGCTAAATGCACTTACATTTATTATCGTGCTTTCCCTAGCTTCATCAATGCACTCACACAGTTCCTTTTTTTGTTCGCCATCCAAAGAATACATGGATGTAATTGTTTCCTTCCATTCTTCAGGTGGCTTTGCCTTGCCATTTTCTACTTTAGACAAAAAAGCGGACGATACCTTAAGACGTTGTGCCATATCGTAGAGTAACTCGCCTTTGTCTATTCTAAGTTTTCGGCAAAACTTTCCGAAATTAGTCAGCATAACGTTCCCTCCTATATTCTGTTTTATCTTTGCATCCTCATATTAACTCATATTATAAATTTTGTCAACTAAAATTTATTAACCTAAATATGGTTAATCTCAGAAATAGGGAGGGAGAGAACTATAATAAATGTTCTCTCCACTATTTCGTCAACTATACTCTCTTAAGTTTTCCTGTCTTAAGCAATGCCCGCATCTGTGTGTTCTGCTTTGCAGATCCGACATATCCAGTGATACCGTTTTCCTTTGCAATCAGCTTTCTGTTTGCGTAGCTGGAGTTTGCTCCGATTGCATTCAGCGCTGCCACGATAGATGTGGATGTTCCGGTATATCTCGGATAATATACCGTAGTAGACTGCAGCTTTCCCGTGCTGTCTGTTTCCACGTAGCAGATATCCAGGTCAACATATCCATTGATGCCGGGAACCTTACCTCGGCTGGAGTACTGCCAGCCCCACAGGTTATGACTGATACTCGGTTTCTTGGATGCAACCGGCATTGCCGCAATGCTCATGTCCTTTGTGCTCGGATATCTTGCGATCCAGAACTCACAGTCAATATAAGCCTTGTACGGTTTGATATAACTGTTGTAAAAGGACAACCCAGTATACACTCCAAACTCATAGCCGGCCGCCTCGATCACCGCCTTATAGGTGTTAATGATCCGGATCAACTGGATGCCTTTATTCTTAAGACAGGCGTCCTCAACATCCGCCCATACCTTTCCGATCTTTCTCCCGGCAAGTGCATTTACTACTGCTTTGGCCGCTTCTCTCGCTGCCGCTTCTGTTATGGTGTACAGATAATTGTAAACATCAATGGGCAGTCCCTGTGCAGTTGCTCCAGCATAGTTCCTGATAAATGCCTCTTCGGTCTTGTTGGACTTATTGATAACCTTCAGGACTGTAAATTCTACACCTGCCGCCTTCACCTTATTCCAGTCGATGTTCCCGTTCCATTTTGCTACGTCAATACCTTTCATCATGGCTTATTCCTCCTCTGATCCATTCAGTTTGCCGTCATCCAGCAGATCCTTCACTGCGCGAAACCACTGTTCAATAACGCTTTCCAAAAAATCATCAGTAAGAAAATACTGCAGCCATGAAGGCAAAAGTTTTCTAGCCTGACTTACTACATACTTCATCTTCTGTTTTCCAGATCCGGATTTCTTGAATTCATGCTCCGCTTTCAGGAACAGGTGATATACATCCACTCTGATTTCATCAATCGTCTTGTCACGGATATACACCCATAAAAAGGTGCCTACTACCAGTGCCGTCAGCACTGCCAAAATAATTACCATGATTGTACTTGTACTCATAACTCGTATCCTCCTTATCATAAAAATGCTTGGACTGCTGCCCAGACAAGCCCTGTAGTTATTGCTCCAATAAGCCCACCTACGACTGTGTTAAATACTGTTCTTTTCGCATTGCTCCACTCTTTTCCAGGAGCACGCTCCATGTCATCGACACGACTGTCCATCTTTTCAACCTTCTGATCCAGACTTGATACCGTCTCATTGGTGTGTTTTACTTCCTCCACCAACTGAATCATCGTGTTTGACATGGTGTGGATCTCTTCCGTCACTCTCTCCAGCTTATCAATTCGATGAGTATTGGATTTCGATCTGGCTTCTACTTCAGTAAGTCGATGTTCCATTTCGGTTTCATTCATGCCGCACCTCACTCAAATATAAAAGCCGGTCACCTCCCGGCAGGGAAGTAATCGGCTCTTGGCTCAATGGTTGCTATGTAATTACGCGGGTCCGTCTCTTGCTCTCATTGGCAGCCTCCTACTCTGCTGTTAATTCTGTCAGCTGCGTCTCCAGTGCGTTGATCTGATCCCGGAGATTCTGGCGCTCAGCATGAACTGTTTCCATGTCGTATTCCGCCTGCTCTCCCAGCAGAGAATACTCGTAGGTCTTGATTACTTTATAGTCGCTTGCAGCAATCTGTACCTTCAAGTCATTGATCTGTGCTGTTACCTGTCGGATTTGTTCCTGTTTGGCCATTTCTGCCAGTTCTTCCTCTGTGGGCTCCGGTTGCACCGGTGCAACCAGCTCAGCATAGACAGATCCGTCATCGGACAGCTCATACCAGCCGTCACCTTCTCGGAACAAAGTATTGTATGCCTCATATTCACCATTATCGAGCGGATATTTGCAATCTTCGTCCAGATAGAGACTGAAGCCGTCAGTATTTACAACGAGATTGTCTCCGGTGATTCTGATCACATGAGGACTCTCTTCAGATACTATGACCTTCTGTACGGTCTCTTTATTTTTAAATTTAATGTAACCCATGTGGGCTCCTTTCTGGCGCTCTTGTGGCTGCGCCCGCCATCTGATTTACTTCGTTAAATGGCAAGTTAGTAACAAATGTTTTATTTGATAAAAACTTAAAAAATAATAGTATCAATCAAACAATAACTTACAAAGATTTGATTGGCGTAAAAACCATATCATTTTTTACAAACTGGCAGGATGAAGATAATTTCCCAACAGTTTATGGTAGTGGTGTAATATTTCCAGCTCTTGATGAGAGAAATAAATATATCTTATATATAACAGATTCCGACACATATCTTGGTAAATATAGTGCTGATACAAAAATAACTTTTTGGAAGAAGGTACTTACTGAAGGCGCGTGATACCATAAACCGCTTGGATTTTTGGCGAAGTTCTGCTCACGATATCATCAGAACTTCCTCCAGAATACGAATAAGTATCTGATACAACTATATATTTTAAATGTTGATCAAACGATAACGTAAAACACAAAATATGCATTGAAGTACCATTGTGCAAAGCTATACTATCATGTATCTGTTTACCGTTAGGTCGTAAATAATCTTTGCAAAATAATCCACTGTTGATCGCCTGATCCATAAATTGTATTTTGATAGCATCGTATCTATCAAAATCAATAGTATGTGCGGTCTGTTGATCGGTTAGTGGTACAAAAAAATCACCTAACTTGCCATTTACCTCACTAACGGCATCCGCTACCGCCTTGGCATCCGGCACATAGCCGGTAGCCTTAGTAGCCAGCAGATCATCCTTGGATGTGATCATCTGTGCAAATGCCGGTGCGGTCAAGTCCGCAAAAAACTTTTTAATCTTGCCAAAGACCGTCTTTACGCTCTCGCCCGTATTAATGTTCTCGCGGTTCTCCGCCTCAGTAAACGCGATCTCTGAGTCTCCGATGTCTCCACTAAATCCCTTGGCCAAATAGATCCAGTTGAGCTTATCATCCCTCGGTGCTCCATCCGGAGCATCTTTGATGGCAAGATATGTGCTTCCGTTATGTGCCACTGCATCCAGCCGCTCATACGCGGTATTGGATGCATATTCTCCTTTGTAAGATATTCCGATTTTTCCGAGAGCCTTGTAACCTTCCGGTGCTGCCATAGTTCATTCCTCCTTATGCTACTTTCCAATACAAAACATTATCATCAACTACAAAATCCACACCCACGCCATCCTTCATATAAAGGTTCATTGTGGCTTCGTCTAAATAAAATTTAGGCTCGCTGATGCTTGCGTAAGTCTCTGCACGATCTGCATCTATCTTAGCCTGCGCCGCAGATGCTGCCGCCGCAGATGCCTGTTGTATTGCCGTTTCTGCTTGTACGGTAATATCCGCCAGGTAATCCGGCTGTAGCTTATCCGCCGTAATACTCCCTTTCTTTATATCTGCTTTTACCTTGCCATCTTCCCCAATGGTCCAATAAATGGTATCCGAGTCTAAAAACTCAAACTGCGTGATGAGTGCAGACATATCTATGTACTGTTCTGTTCCATCTTTTAAGTAGATAATAAGCTGCTCGGTAACCGGATCATAGCCGAAGTTGATGGCAATCTGTGCCATCAGGGTATGTAATACCTTGGTTGCTCCAGAATAATAAGTAACCGTAATATCGCCATTATCCTGATTAATGGTAATTCCCGTGATCATCCCATTAGCTTCTATCTTTGACAGCTTAGTCAGGTCCAGAGTAATCACACGCTCATCAATAGTGCGAGTCGCATTACTTAGCTTGTCCAAGTTGGTTTTATTTACTGGTGTCTTGGTCGATGGCTTATTCTCCCAATAGTTCTCTTCCCAGTCATACGCTCTCTGCATCTTGCTTCACCTCTTCCTGTGTTGCCGCCTCGGCCGCATCTCGGTCTGCAATTTCCGCCAGTAATGCATCTCTTGCTTTCTGCTCCTGACGTGTCAGCACCTCCTGTAATGCCAGCCGCTTTACTTCCTCCGGCAGTCCGGAGCCGTCCACAAAATTATTAATTGCCTGACTAAATTCCTTGATCTCTAAATTGCTCATATCTCTTAATCCTCCGGTCCAAGATAAGTAATAACATTTCCGCTGATTGTCTTTGTTCTCCACGCAACGACTGTACCTTTATAATTCATGTACCCCGACACTCCGATGGCTCTCACACTGACCAGATCCACACTGGACAGTTTATTTACGATTGTTGCCGCCGAGATCTTATCCGCCTTAATTACCCCAGAGGATGTCCAATTGGATACCTCCATGTAATCCGCTTTGACCGTGCTGGCGCTGATATAGTTGGCTTCCACGTTGCTCAAGCGGGCCGATACGGCACTCAGATCAGATGTGGTCACATGATCCGCTTCCAAGGTTCCCACACGGCCGCTCACCGCATTCAGAGAGTCAATGGTTGCCTTGGTGGCAATCAGATTATTCAGTTCCAGCTTGGTCACATTCAACGTTTCAATCGTTGCATACTTACTGACCAATTCATCCGCATTTACCACGCCGACCAGATCAATCCTCTCAGCCTTGATCAGTGCCTTATCCGGTGTCAGATTTATTTCTGCAATAAGATTATCTTTCGATACCTTTAATTCAACCTCTCCTGCTACCGCTTTTATCTCCGTGGATAAACCATTTTCGATGTCTTTCATTTCCAGACGGGTTTCATCCACTGTTCTGGTCAGGGTGTTTGTTTTCCCCTTTAACTGGATGATCTGCTTCTGTAGTCCATTAACCTGTCCGGTCCTGTACTCCTCACCCTCCGCCGTATAGCTGTCACGAAGTGCCTGTATGCCTTTTAATGTGCGCTGCAGGATATAGGTATAAATGGTCTCCCGAGTCGTGTGCAACAAGATGCCATCCCCTACCTCCAGGCAGGGATTACCTCGGGCTTCTACCTGTGCTGGTCGGTACCATACGACACCGATTACCCTAAGGACTCTGTCAGCTATCGTTTGCAAATCCGTCGCAGACTTGCCGTATACTAAAAAATTATCCTCGATAATATAACCGTTATTCCCGGTACCGGAGATTGCCCCGATATCATTTTCTTCCTGGCGGATCTGCAGCTTATCAATATGCTGGCAGATAAAGTCCTCATACTGACAGGATAGATACATGCTCTTGGATACTTCTGATGTCCCCACCGGATCCGCAGGGTAAAGGTCATCTGCCGGATACAGATCATCTGCAGGATACAGCCCCTCTATCATCTGCTCCAGCACCACATACCGTAATTTTCCATTTCTGCCGATATGGCCAAAGCAGCCGTTGATCTCACAAATAGCCTCAATGACTGTCTTTCCCGGGATTTCCTGCGGATCTATAGTCTTTTCCACTGTCATATCATCGTTAACCAACGTGATTTCTTCCTGTTCCACCCCGACATAAGCACAAAAAGCAGTTCTAAATTGTCGGAGCGTCATCGGAAAAGTTAGGCTGTTATACCACCCGGACACCTCAGCATTAAGAATGTCATACATAGCATCGTAGGCTACAATATCCCTATATCTTCTATCTGCTGTAGGTACATCAGAATCTACTTTATAAACTCCCATCATAAAAGGAGCCTCTTCGGCTCCTTCCAATGTTACGGATACGGTTATCTTTTTTCCGGCAAGAGGTACTATTCGTTCCCTGACTCTCAGTTTAAAAGTACTCGCCTCACACCTGCCAAAACTTAGTTCACTTTCTGAGCATAGTCTCTCAGTAAGCTCTGCGCTTTCACCTTTCCAGTCATCTTCATTCAGTACACTCCCGTCACTACATTGTATCTGCATTCTTTTGGATACAGATGTATCATTATAAAAATCTTTATATTTATAATCTATCATTCCCTCTCCCTCTTAATACTCCTGGAACGCAACACGTAATGGCTTATACCATAATTCCATACCATTCCAACTTTTTGTCTCTACTGTATAATTTGGTACATACATTTCTCCCGATTTATATCCTCCGGTATTTACATCGAAATAAGTTACAATAACCTTTCTTTCCTTCTCCTTTATGTACGCTTTTTCCATTGCTTGTAGAAATTCTGTCATTTCCCATGCTTCCAGTGGAATCGTATTGAACTCAATTTTTGTTGTATAATGATCTGCAACTTCCCGGTATAAAATATTCAAACCATTTCTGTCAGAGTCCAGATCTGCACGCTGATCCGGACTCACCTTATAGGTCTCAATATCTACATACTTTGAAATATCAGTATCTCCCACTTTTAATAACCATGCCTGAAATGCCATCCTGCTGTCTCCTTATACATCCAGCAACAGGTAATTTCCAGTTGCCTTAAAGTACTCCCTGTTTATCTTTTTCAGTAGTTCCGCAAATTTTACGCCATTGATTTCTATCGTATTGCCTGACGCCAATATTCTGATGATAGTCTCCAGCAATGTAATGATCTTATCCAGCTTTTCCGCAGATATGGATCCTCCCGATCCCGCTGCCGCCTGTGCTGCGCTTAATGCCATTTTCTGTAACTTATCTTCCGGTGATACAATTTCTCCCTGATGCCTATTATCACCGATCATAGCAAGCTGTGGCGTATTAGCCTTGACATATCCACCATTCCACAATTTAGGTATCTGCGGTGGATCACTCGGCATTTCGAAGCCCCAGTCTTTTCCAACCAGATCTCCTGCCTTCTTTGCAACGCTTCCGATTCCATTTACCACATTGCGCAGTGTAGAATATATCAGTGAAATCATGGCATTCACACCGTCAATGATCAGGTTGCATGCTCCCTTAATCACTCCCCAGATTTGCTGCCAAATGCCGTCCAGTATTTTCAGCAAGCCTTCCCATGCCTTTTTCCAGTTGCCTGTAAACACTCCGGTGAGGAAGTCCAACAGTCCTCCCAGTATTTTCATGGCTCCAGATATAATGTCTGACACGGTTACGAATACGGTACTCATGATGTTTATCACAATGTCTGCCACCTGCTTGATTGTCGGTGCCAGATACCCGATAATTGGTTTGATTACGGTACTCCACGCGGCTGCAAGGAAATCACCTACTGAGCTGATCAGATCAAGAATGTTGTCCCATAGTGGTCTGAGATTTTCTTCCCATAGTTCCTGTAACGCTTCCTTGGCATGATTCAGTACCGGCATCGCAATATCATTCCACAGTTCTAAAACCGTTTTCTTGATATCATTCCAGGCATCTACAATATTTCCAAAAGTACTGCTTCCCTGAGACTCCCACCAGTCCGTAAGAGAACTACCAAGTCCTCCCACAATCTCTCTTACCAGCGAAGCACATTCTCCACCGAAATCAAACAGATCTGTGAGCGTACCTTCTATCAGTTCCTGATTGTCTTTCATCCACTGGGATGTGTGTTCTGTGGAAATTTCAAACCCTTCCGCGAAGATTGTTCCCAGTGACATTCCAAATCCAGTACAGCCTGTCAGAATATCATTGATTCCGTTTACAATATCAGGTCCTGCTTTATCCAGTGCCCCGAGCAGATTATTGTATATCTGCTCATTGATATCCGTAAGATTAGTAAATCCGTTCGCAATAGACTGGCTTACATCACTGCTCCAGGATTCTATCTTTTTCCTGTTGCGCTCCAGATAGCTTGCAATTCCATCCAGCCCCAGGTCTACCGCTTTGGCTGTAACAGCAATCTTATTTCCGATTCTGTTTCCGAGATATCCTCCCAGCGGATCCATGATTGTCTCAATATTTCTGACTGTAGTTTTGGCCAATGGATCCATCTGAGCCATGATTCTTGAAAAATTATCCTTCAGATTTCCGAAATTAATCTTTTTCAGACCATTGTTGAACTGATCTGCAAAATTTTTGACACCGGGAATCTTGAATGCGTCAGAGAGTTTTTTCGAAATTTTATCCGCACTGGCTTCAGCCTCCTGCGTGGAAGTCTGCAAACCAGCGATATCTATTCCTGCAGATCCTCCGGATGCCGAAGAGGAATCTGTCTTTTGGGAGAGTAAATCCAGTTCATCCGACTGAAGTAATCCGCCTAACTTTTTAGCTGCTTTTCCTGCGGCATTAATATTATCACTGATCCCGGCAGACGCATCCTCCGCGGCCGCCATCCCTGTGGCTACATCATTACCTTTCTTTCCGGCAAATTTATCTGTAAACGCTTTAAATACATTCGCCAGCTGTACCAATTTCCCCATCAGGGTATTGATAACCTTGATAGCTGGTGTCAGGACATTGATTAGCCCCTGACCGATTGCCGCCATAAAAGACTCAGTCTGCAGCTTCAGGATTCTGACCTGATTGGCCCAGCCATCAGAAGTCCGCATAAAGTCCCCAGATGCCGTCGCCAGTTTACTCTGAACAAAGGAATACCGTAGGGCTACCTTTTCTGCCTCCGACATAGCCGCAGTGGTCTTCCCGTAGCCGTTGGCCATAGCGTAGGCATCCAGTGCCGTCTGTGTCATGACGACACCAAGATCTTTCAGGCTCTCTGTTTCTCCAGTGAATACCGATTTCAGCTTTGTATATGCTTCGTCCTGAGATATGTTATAAAAAGATGCCACATCTCCCGCCAGTCCTGTCAGAGTGGTAGACATATTGTATGCCTGCTTCTCGCTGAATCCGAAAGCCTTGGCCATTGCACCGAAGGTTCCTGTGTACCTCTTGGCCATCGTCTCGGACAGTCCAAATGCAGTTGCGGCATTCTGCGCAAATTTATCTACCTGCTTCGACATTGCCGGGAATGTTACATCCACAACATTTTGCACTTCACTCAGATCTGATCCCAGTTCGATACACTTCTCACTGAAATCTACGAGCTTTTTTACAGCAAAAGCGGCAGCCAGTTTCTTACCTACTTTCGTAGCCAGGCTCTGGATGCCGCTCATCTGCTTATTAAAGTCCTTTTTATTTACGACCAGATCTAATCCGATCTGTCCAACGCTTGTAGCTTCACTCATAACCAGCCTGCCTTCTAAGACAGGCACATCGGCACAGCGTCTTATAACTTCAACTCAAAAATCTTTTTACAGTCCTTATTTTTACATCGGAAATAAATTCCCCTGCAATGTGCATCTTCCGTCTGCATTGCATTCACCGGATGCCCACAGTAAGGACACACTACTTTTTTCTTATCTACTTTTTCAATGTATATCGCCCCCTGCCAGAGAAATGAACGCATTCTTCAGTTGATCAAGTACTGCTGCCATATTATCAGGTGCTACCTTTTTTGCTCTGTTTGCACGCCATTCATTCCTGATTCTGTGTTGTTCCGGAGTAAAATGGTCTAAAATATCCTTATCCTCCTCGGCCCTGATTGCTACGATCCGTCCCAGCGGTGTCTCCGGTCCGATTCCAATAAGAAGATCCCTAAACTCATCCCACTTCATGGTATCAATTTCTTTTGACAGCCGAATCCCGTACTGCGCCTGGAAGGATGATACGATCAGACTGTAATCTCCGATCAGATCATAGTACGGGTCACTGCTCTCCCGGCTCTTCGTCTCCCGTGATCATGTCTACTGCTGCCATGATGATTGTCTGGAAATCCTTGAACTGGAGATTCAGTTTATCGATCTTTTTCCGATCCTTCTCATTAAAAATCAGTTCATATACCGCCAACACTTCTTTAGCTGATGTACCCTTCGAAAAAATACCCATGATCTTCAGCACAGTGGCTGCATCGGAATTTACTTCTACGGTAACATCCTTAATCTTCAATACCGGGTTCTCGTCAAAACTCAGCTTTTCTGTAATATCTACGATTTTCTTTGCCATAATAGCCTCCTGTTTTTATGCTGCGGGAGTAATCTCAGGTTTTCCATTGCTCATAATATCGAATTCCAACGGTGCCACAGCTGTAGAGTCTCCTGCTCCAATGTTCTTTACGTTCACGACTGCTCCGGCAAACAGCACCACGGTTCCGTCGGGGAATGTCCACTGGACATCTTTCTCTGCAGAGCGGCCGTTTACCCACGCAAGTGCTGCTACAGCATCATTACCGGCATCTCCTACGTTACGTTTCGCAGTTACGGATATGGTAACTCCCTTACTGGTAAGCAGGCGTCTCACCCATCCTTTTTCTGTAAACGGATGCCATTCCTCTACTCCATTATCGAAAGATACACTGAATGTCTCGCAGTCCGCAATATCAACCATTTTCTTTTCTACACCGCTTGCTGCCGCATTGATCTGGAACTGGTTTTCATAACAGGGATATACTCCTGTAATAGGTGTTTTCATTCTTTTTCACCTTTTCCTTTCTCATAAATAACAGCCATCTCTATGACCCATTCGCAGATACCGGCATCATCTTTTCCGACATCCTGCGGTTCATAAAGAGGCTGTATAAATTTTATCAACTGATTGTTGACCGTTACATTTCTTGCAGTCTTCACCGCATCAAATGCTGTCATGGCTGTCTTTTCTGACTCTCTCGGCGAATTATTCCAGTGAATCAACAGGGTGACATATTTTGTCCCGTAAGATACCAGTTGTGGTCCTCCTAATGCTGTCTTATACTCCTGCTGATGTTTGCTGTTATAAACACCGATGGACTTCTCCTGCTTGTCCGGCAGGCTTCCCATATATACATGGTCTGCCAGTTCAAGGGATTCCACATAATCTCGTACATCCGATAACATCATAATCCGGCAATCCTCCTGTATATTTGTTTGTATGCCTTTTGGCAGTACTCTGATTTCTTCCCAGAGATCCAGTCCTCATACCATTCGCCTCTTGCATTCGGATTCTCCGTCTTCTGGAAATGATATTCCGGGTGAAAATAAAGCCGTCTTGCATAGGGTGTGCTAGATATGATACTGACTTTTCCCTGGCTGCTCTCCGAATAATCGACAAAAGTGCTCTCGTTTTGCAGATTACCGGTATCCCTCGGAAATACCTGGGCCTGCACTACATTGGTATGTAATGCCTCCGCAGTCTGCTCTAAAGCCATCACCTGTGCTTTCGTCAGCTGTTGGATCTTCGGAAAATTCAGCTTTACTGTGGAATTTACACTGATCATATCAGCATCACCTCCGTATAGTTGACTGTTCCATCCGGGTTTCTCGCCTTACGACCCTCAAGAATCCTGCGCTTACCCCCAAATATCACAGCACTGCCTCCGGATATGGCCGGAAGATCAGGACAAATATCTCCGGGAAACAATGCTGTTCCGGTGATCTCTATCAGTTTCTTCTCCGTGGTCAGCACAGTTTTTGCCTTGTCCTGATAGTTACATTGTCCGTAATACTCCACTGGCTTCAATGGCTCCCCGTATTCGTTCAGTCCTTCTTGATCTATCGCAACAGAGATATCTGTCTTACATAATCTTTTAGGCACCAAACATGGATATTTCATAGGATCACCTCGCAATTCTGCAACACAGGCCTGTCTGAGTCAGTAACGAATACACATCCCGCTTCATGGCAATACCTTTTTCCATGAAAACATTCCAGGAACTTCCGAACTGTGCGGATACTCCATTAATGCTATAGCCGGATAAAATCGTATTGATTTCATCTGCATTTTCATATTCGAAATCTGCCTGCATGCAGACAACCTCTTTGATGGTCTCCTGCTGAAAAGCTGTCAGATGATCGAATCCTGCTGCCACAATCCGGTTAAATGTCAGACTGTCAATATGCCGGCAGGCCTGACGAAGTGCTCTTTCAAGCTCTCCGTCAGGAATCACGCTGCCATTATAGATCTCTGTGTACTCTTCTTTTCTTACATAAGGTTTATAGGACATATGCCCTCCTTACTCCCCGGTGTACTCCGTGGTATCCACATCTACATAGACGCTGTCCACCTTGCCGTCACGTCCATTGGGGAACACAAAGGTATCAGACAGAGATCTATTCTGGTACAGGTATCCGTCTCCTTCTGTATGTGTTCCGGGATTGAAATAATAGATAGAAGCAATCTTAGGAACCGTCTTACATGTCTGTCCGCATGCCACCAGTACATTGATCTTATGAGCTCCGGTTACAGCAGCAACGTGGTTACTGGTGTCCTCGGCCACCTTTTTCAGCGGAGCAAATCCACCCTCAGTAGGCTCCCAGTCGAAAGCATCATAGAAACGCTCATCGTCGATAACTTCCATGATGGGTACACCATCGATTTCCGTTACTCTGGTCTCGATGCCGATACCACCCTCAGCGATCTGTGTAAGTTCAATTTTACGGGTAAACTCAGTGGACTGCTCCAGTGCATCCATAATAGGACTGGCCACATACATAAGCAGGCTGCCGTTTGCCTTATACCGTCTCAGCTTACCTTTCGCAAGGATGTCCTTCAGCATTCCGAATACCTTTGCCTTGGTATAAGCAGAAATAGCGGTCTGGCTGTGATATCCCTCCGTCTTCTGTGCCACCTGTGCCACACGGGAGAAGAACAGGGCATCTGTCTCAGGCACTACCTGAGTCTGTTCGAAGGTTCTGGAGATATTCTGCATGGATGCAGTTGCGTTGGTCTCATCCACATCTGCCTTGTCTACCAGGAACTGAACGTCTCTGTCATGGGTTACTGTAAACGGAACATCTGTCTGATCAAAGGATCCCATGTTCCAACCACCGGTTCTCTTGTGATTCTTATAACCAGTGGTGCTCATCTGTGTAAAGTGGAATGTCTTCGCATCCAGCCATCTTACATTAGATGTAATGAAGGGAGAAGTTAACGCTCCCTGCATCAGAATCTGCAGGAGTTCAGGACTCCACTGCTGTGCATAGTTTAAATTAGGCATATCTTATACCTTCCTTTCCTTAGTTCCACCGATTCCATCTTTTGGTCGGTGTCTGTGTCTGTTGTACGGTTGCCTGCTGTGTATGCTGCGAAGGATCTCCGCCTGTCCCTACATGAAGGAAACCAGTAGTATCTGTCTCCTGCGGTTTTAATGCAGGAATGTCCTCCAGCACCTTATTCAGGGCTTCCGTAAGTTTCTCATTGCTGATCTTTCCATCCTGTCCTACTGCCTGGCTGAAATCTGCCATCTTCAACAGATACGGGATGGATGTTACGCTGATTCCCAGTCCGACTGCTGCCATCGTCGCTGCCTGTTGGATCTGTGCCTGTCTTGCCTCGGCCACAGCAGTTGCAGCCTGCTGTTGCAATGCTTCCACATTCGGCTGATTTGCCGCCTTCTGTTCCTTGAAGGTTGCTATAGCCTGTTCCACCTCCTGTTGGGAAAGCCCCTGCTGCTTGAAATAGGCTTTCAATGCCGTATCCTCTTTTGCCGCAAGCGTTCCATCCAACATCTGCTGGATTTTCCCATAGTCAATCTGCGGTGTTGCATTCTGCTGTGACTGCTGATCAGTCTGTTCTCCTGCCGGTGCTCCGCCCTGGCTTCCATCGGGGTCTAAGAATCTTCTTACTGTCTTGTAAAACATAACGTGCTCCTTTCCATTTTGAGGGTGTCACCCTTACTGCGATCCATTGTCTTCGGTGTCTCCGGTCACGCTGCAGTTTATTGCCTTGCTCGTGTTTGGGCATAAAAAAACACGCCATGAAGCGTGTTGATTCCAGATTATTTGTTGCACCGGTGCAATTTTCTTTTTTCGAGATAAAAATACCACCAATCTACTGACCGGTGGCTTCATGTTCTTTTACCATTCTTCGCAAACGTTCTTTATAATCCTCATAGCTTTTATCTTTTCCGATGATGTATGCGGCATCTCCCATTTTTTCGGAGAAGGATAATACTTTCCTGCGCAACTCCTGCAGTTCCTCATCGTTTTTCATTTTTTCAACAAATTCTTTTTTGAACATAATTACCTCTTTAGCACTTTCATAAATGCTTCATATAGCTCTGGCAATTCACTTTTTATGAATTCTACAGTTATATCATCCGACTGATACAATGCAGCATATATATCCGCAAATATCTCCGACTCCGCATACCCGGGTTTACCTATGTATTGTGATTCATGTCTGTATACTCCTGTAATCACATTGTCTGTTATGCATGACATTATATCACTGATGAAGTAATTGTACTCTAAATCACCATTTACAGCAAGTCTCCGTTGATACTTCTCCTTTTTTTGCAATATTTTGTTTTCTGTATTTTTTATTGCCTCTGCGAATTCAGCATACATGGGACTGCCATACTCATTATGATCAATTCTATGGGCTATTTCATGCGCCAACACATGCTTGTAGTTCTCCTCTTCATACTGCGGATGTCTCGGATTGATAATTATCAAATCATTATCAAGATCATACGAAAATGCATATTCTGACAGTTCATCTATCTTGATGCACTCATCTTTTGTGTACTGATCCACTAAATCGATCATGATCTGCGGAGTATCCGATCTCGGCACTTTCACCTCATCAGGAACTTTATACCGGTCTTCCGTTTCCTGACTCCATTCTTTTTCCTTCGCACGGTACTTGCTTTTATTCTCCGGATCCAGTGAAAATGATGCTAATCTATGGAATTTTTTCTCCTGTCTCTCTGCATATTGCTGTCTTGCTTCTTTCCTGTTCTGTTCTTCGATATCTTCTATGTCTTTTTTACTGTATTCATTATCCAAATCCTCCAGTTCTGGAAAATAGGTAGTGTGGCTGTCTCTGCATCTAGGGTGGTATAGTCCTGCTGCTATTGCCGCGCTCATCAGGGGATATGGTCCATCCTTGGCGCTTCCACCGCTCCATACATCATCGATCAGTATCTTACCAACAAACGGTAAACACTTGGGGCAGGGATTTCCACGCTTATTCATGATCACCGTGGATATCCCCCATTCCTGCCTTTTCTGCCCTTCCCCCTGCAGGTATGCACGCTTACTGGCTGTCCGTATTGCCATGTCCGCATAGTCTGCCAATGTGTGTCTGGATCCATTGTCATATTCCACACAGTTAAGACCAGCGGCAATGAAATCCTTTGTAGCCATGTCTACCGCCTTCTCATAAGTCCCTGCTCCACTGTTGGCATATACCTGAGCATTAAAAATAATCTTACGATATTGGTCATTTGCCATGCGCAGGACGGCTGTCTCAGCCTTTTCCATGTCTGATGTGGTCGCCCGGATCAGCGCCTCCAGCTTCCTCTGGTTCAACCGGAAGAATGCCGCCGATGCTCCCGGACTTACTCTTCTTGCTGGGAAACCTTTCTTTATAGCCTCCAGTATGGCTATCTCCTGCTCCATATCTCCTTCATCCCTGGCAGTACTGATCAGCACTTCGATCCGGTTATTAATGTCTTTAAATTTTGTACCAAATCGTTCCTGATTCTCTTTTCTGTACTTTTCCAACGACCGGAGCTGCTCTGTCTGCCACATGGACCACTGCTTATCTTCATCGATTTCCTCAATCTTATGTCTTCGCATATTCCGGATCATGGAAGCAATGAGTTCATTCTCAATAGCTTCGAATGCTGCTCCGATATCATATTCTGAATTTATCTTAGGCATCTAATCACCTGCCGTTTGCATATACCTTGAATCCCTGGCTTCTGAACTGTCTGGTCAATGTCTTGATCTGCGTGACGCTGGTACAATGATCACAGCGAAGTTCCGCATAATTACCTTTTTCCACTGCATAGATTCCTTTCGGTACCTGCTCACTGGCCACCTTCAGAAGCCCCTGGTACTCCTCCCGGTTCATCCGGTATGTTTTTTTTGCTACTTTTACTTCCATCACTACCTCCAGTAAATCCGTTTATCCTGAATTCTCCTGCATCCGTTCTGATCTCCGGCTCCGGAATGCTCTGAATCCCCTGCTCTGCCTTGAGCCTTGCGATTTCTTCTCGTTTGCAATCATCGTCCAGACTGTCACCGTATAGTTCCTCCACACAGCGCTCAATGCTCATGATTCCGCTCTGCTTTGCCTTACCAACTGTTTCCACCTGAGATTCAAATGAAGGATTGGCATATTCTCCAAATGGGAGATTTACCTCTACACTTTCCACTGCCTCATTCTTCATCAGGTGATATGCGTTGATACACATGGATACTACCTGTGGCAATACTGTCTGAAGAGTTTCCACGATAATGTTTCTTGTGTACAGCGTTGTTTTTTCCTTTTCACGCTGCGCTTCTGCATTATCCAGTTTTTTTACATCAATCCCCAGTGTAGAAGGACTGATGATCCCCTGCAGGCAAAGGTCCAGTGCCGTACAGTAGGAAGCCTGATAGCTGTCATGAGGAATGCTCGGCTGGTCTGTACTGATTACGTTTTTCTGCCCTTCGCGCTGGTCTCCTTCTGCTGCAAAATATCTGTTATCGAACGGATTCGGTGTTATCGCAGTTCCTGTTTCCGGATCCCTCGGAACCAGACAGTCCGGAATATATGTTTTGGCTCTTCCTGCTCTCAGCGCATCCATCCACTGGCTCCATACTTCATCCAGCGCATCATAGCTGTCCACCTTTCCGTCAAAGATACTTCCGCCACGTCCTTCATATTTTGCCGACTTATAGAACATCATAGGCACCGCCAGCATAACGCTTTTATCGAAGGTCACATCTTCCAGTGAATTGGTTATCTGTAGTGTAGTCAGCGGAACCTGTCTGTTATCCAGATACAGTTCGTTCTTTACATACCCATATCCATATACCTCATTGAGCACATATGTCTTTCCTCCTCCGCTGTATGGTGTCTTAAATATCACTTCCCGGACCTTGTCCTTTTTCCGTATGATTTCGACACGATCCCCGGCATACCATTCTAAAATCGGATACTCACTGACTTCTGTATCAATGGACACTTTAAAAGCCCCGTCTCCGATATACAGCGCTTCTTTGATTGCATCCTCTACCTTATCGGCAAAGTTATTATTCTCAGGCTTTGCAATGTCTTTCCATATCTGTTTCTGCTTTTCGTTCTCTGAGGAAAATTCAAATTCCCCCATATCTGGAAGGACTACTGCTGCCAGAGTTCTCACCGTAAGCGCCGGAACACCTGTGTGGATCTTGCGCATTTCCATCCCCGGTGTACTCTTGCTGGACCAGAATTTATATTTATCTGCATATTCCGCATTCTGCTCATAGAACTGCTCCAGTTCGTTGCTATCACCACGATACCAGATGCGGTTTCGGATCGCATTCCCCTCGAAGTCCATCATCTCATTGATATTGAACACATAAGGATTCGCCGGAGAAACATTCAGCCAGCTCCGTATACCTCTTTTGATATTCTCATTTATCTTTTCCATCAGGTTCACCTCTGTTTATCCTCCTCGAATCCAATCATATTCCGGTATGGAATCCATCCGTACTGGTTTGCATTGATCGTATGGTCGTTCTTATCCTCCGGTACCGGGACATCCTCTTCCTCGTCCCATGAATAGCGTTCCAATTCTGAGATATGGTTTGTGCAATCCTCAACTACCAGATAGCAGTCCTGCTGGATCCATCCCAGCTGTAAATTGATACGATCCAGTATTGTTACCTTTTTGTAGGACTCAATGAAATTGTAAAGGCACCCATGCAGGCGCTTATACTTCCGAAGTTCTGTTATTGTCGCCGCATCCGCGCAGTCAACAAAGGATTCTTTTGCAAATCCCCATTCCGATCTGCATCTATCCAGAAAAGCTATAAACTTTACCGTTGTGTCAGATGGTGCCAACGGCACACTGAGATCAGCATTGCTATACACCATTTCAGCCAGTGTGATCAGCTTGCGGTCATCCGTAATGCCCTGGAAGATCATTGCAATGGTATCCGGAGATTTTGAGGAATATGATGTATCCAGTCCGGCCGTAAACTTCCTGAAACGGATCTTCCCATCTGCAATCTGTTTCTTCACCCATGCAGCAGTAACAACATGTTTCTTTCTGACAAAGTTGGAGAATACCAACCCTGTCGCTTTTCCGCGGAGACCCTGGATCTTATTTTTCCAGATCTTTGTTCCCTTCGGTGTGTTTTGCAGGATCATCTGCAGTTTATCCGGTGGAAGGCCTGCATTGTCTTTAAAAGAAAAGAACCAATGGATCCATCCGTCCTTTGGCTCTTCTTTCAGTTCCTCTATGATTTCCTGTGGTGTCTCATCCTTCCATTCCGGAAGAGGACGTGCACAGTTGATATATTCTTTGTACACCGGCAGTCCCGAATCGTCTGGGTTTAGTGTTGCCATCAGATAATCACATCTCATGGATGCTTCTCTGACAAAATCTATGTCTGCGGTATTTACTTCATCTATGTACAGACAGCCATATTGTCCACCCAGGGCCTTCTTCCACTTTCTCTTGTTACCGTAGCCCAGCACATAAATGACTTTATCTCCCCTGCCAGTATGCAGAATCAGATGTGGAATCTTATCGTCTTTGGTTCCACTGCCGTTATATTCCACCAGAATGCCAAAATCATCCAGTATACCAAGGTCTTTGTTGATGATGTTCTTCTCAGCAGTTCCGGTGTCATCCGCAGCAATGATGTGAAGCTTCTTGGGACTTTCCGCTACTTTAAGCATAAACTTGAAGATTCCTACCGTTGTTTTACCTGCCGCCGTGGTTCCTTCCAGAAATTCCACCGGAGCATCACATTTCAGGAATGCTTTGTATTTCTCTGACAACAGGAGCTTACTTGCGCTCATTACCCATCACCACGCATCTGTCTGATCAGGTCATCCAGTTTACTCTGTTCGGACTTGAGTTCTCCGGAGATCTGGACATCCTGTTTATCTCTCCATTTATCCGGTTTTCGGTTCTTCAACCAGAATATCTGGGCTGTGGTATCCGGCTCTACTTCTTTTACTTTTCGTTCCACAAGCATTTCTTTTGTTTTGGGAAACTTCTCTCTTACAAGCATCAGCTCATCATCTGTTGCCTCCGGATGCTCCAGTTTGTAGCGATTCATATATTCAAATAGCTTTTGACTATATTCTTCCTGCTCCATCGGAACGCTTACATATTTGTCTTCTGTATACCGATATCCCAGTGCCCTTTTCAAGAGCGCATTTTCTACTTGCAGGTCCACAACTTCCTTTCCCCTTTTTAGGGTGTCCGAAATGTCCGGATACAATTTTTTCCATTCATTTAATGTAGACCTGGAGATTCCCATATTACCAGCGATCTGCTCTTCTGTTAGTCCATCCCTTGTCCATCCTTCCAGCTTTAGTAAGCCTTCCGGTGTCAGCCAATATTTATATTTGCCTTTTGCCATCTGCTCACCATCTCTCTAAAGTTGCACCGGTGCAACTCCACGAAAAAAGGCAACGCAGCTATCTGCATTGCCCTGTCACTAATTTATCACGATACTATATTATCACATTTGACATGCGAAATCATGCCATCTTTTACTTTAACTCCCCAATATACCTTCCAATCTGTTCTATAGTCTTAAAAACTATCCTCTTCATTTGTCTCTCACTGTACGAGGCACCGATTTTTAGGTAGGGAATCGGTGCTCTGAGACCTTTACTCCAGTACCTGATTCTTATTACCTTCTGTTCTTCTGGTCGAAGAGAATTATATACAAATTCCACTGCCTCAATCTCTTTCTTGATCCGTTCATGGTATACGGATGTCATCTTCAGGGCTTTTGCCTCTGTGACAGACTGTGCCTTATCTCTTTCCTTGGCAGGATCCGATGGACGACTGCTGCCTCCCGCCGATGATGCCATAATGTCCGATATGTACTCCTCATATTCTTTCTTGCGTTGGGGATACCGTAATAATATAGTTTCGATAATCCTCCAGCTTGCTCTGTTAATTCTCTGCATCGATGCTTTCTCCTTTCTTCTGCGCCGGAGTTGCACCGGTGCAATTATGCCACTTTGTTGTATTTGTTCTGCATTTCCTCAATGTCATCCACCAGATAATATTTTACAGTGATCTCTGGGTTGGAATGTCCGAGGAGTCTGCTTACTAACATTACGTCACCTGTTTTGCGATACAGGACGGATGCGAAAGTCTTCCGGTAAATGTGGACCGTTGCGGTCAACCGTGTCACCCCACCGCAGACTGCCATCTCCTTGGCCAGCTTCTCTATGCCGTACTCTCTCATCCGATTATGCGGCGCCCTGTCAGCTAGGAACACTGGATCTGTTCCCGGACGGTTGCCGATGTAATTTTTCAATGCTTTGACTGCTTTGGGGGTCAGCATGCCGGTGCGGTACTTATTGCTCTTCTCGCCCCAGATGTTTACCGTTTTATGGGTCAGATCCAGATCAGAGATATTGAGGTTTGATATCTCTCCTACTCTCATACCAGTGCACAGCATTAACTCAAATAGTGCTTTTTCTTTTGGAGTCTCCAATACGTCCCGGATATCCTCCACCTCTTCGTCTGTTAACCGCTTTTTCTGTGCCTGGATTTGCTTAACCTTGTCCACTCCGTCTGCAATATTATCAGTGATATGCTTTTTTCTGAAAGCCCAGCCGAAAAACGTGCAGAGATACCGATATAGCGTAGATTTATAATTCTGGCTAATATGATCACGGTATGCTTTGATGGCGAGAAAATCTGTTATATCCTGTGCTGTAATATACTTATAATTTTTCCCCGTGAAATCAAAGAACTCTTTTATTCTGCCAAGATATCCCCGCATGGTTGATTCTTTCAGGCCTACTGCTGCCCCATCGATCCAGTATCGCTTCATGAGCCATTCGTTGTCATGCTCTTCTATCATCGGTAATTGCTTAATTTCGGCAAGCTCAAAATCCTGCATCTTTACCAAAAACACTATCTTTACCTTGTCAATCTGTTCCGGTGTCAGAATATTACTCATCTCGAATGCAATGTCGTTAATCAGGTCTGTCTTTGTCATAGGCTGTACCTCATTTTCTCATTGCCTACCAGCAGATCCTATGGTATGATACTGGTAAGCAGGTAAGCGGTAGATGTTATCTTTGGTCGGATGAATCTACCGCTGTTTTATTGGCATCGATTGCAGGTTCTCTGCACTTGTCTTTTTATTATGCTTTTTCTATCACTCCTTCGCTAAATTTCAAAATCCATGCACAAATACTTACCGTTGTCCATCTTCCAATAATACTGTCCTATGTACCAGTCCTCGCCCAAAATTGTTTGTTTACAATATTCCCCCTCTTCGATCTGTTCTTCTCCTTTCGGTTCATCAACCACATAAGCGTTTTTTATATCACATCCATCAGCATCTACATTCTCCTGGAACCAATCAGCTATCTCTTCATCAAGCTGATTCCTCTGTTCTATTTTTTCTCGTATTTCTCTTGGAATTATCATGTTTCTTCTCCTTCACTAAATTATAGATTTTATTTCATCCAGGCAAGCATTCCAACCGTCCATCGTTCCTCTGACATAATCTCTGCCGAGATCATCGGCATCCGTCATCTCTGTCTCACGCTCCGGCAATTCCCGGAGCGGACATTTATCATGCCGTTTCTTTGTAAATGTGTTCTGTGACAGCATTGATGTTCCATTATTGAGGACATTCATAAGCTGACATTTTTTGATTCCTTGAAATTCATACAGAAACTTACATTTGCTACATGATTCCGGCATATCCATCACCAATACTGCTTTTGCTATGCCTAACTCTATCCCATTTATCCCATCGGCCGTCAATTCTCTGCCGCACAGCGGGCAGATTTTTATTTTTATTGCTCCCATCGGCTCGTTTTCACTATTGGCAAAGAGCATATAATTTTCTGCTCCCAGCCTAATAGTTCCATGTTTGCCGCTTACATTTGCATACTTCTCGCAAAAATCACACATTTCCGCTCTCCTTCACTAACTTTCAGTTTAAGTAGGTTCTTGGTCCGCTAATAATAACTCATTTTCTCCAATCCTTATATCTTCTATAGGGTAAATATCTCCCCAATTATTTCTGATACATGCTTCTGAATCAAGAGTCAAACAACCATTATTCAGATTTTCTTTTATATAATTTAATAGCTTTGATATTTTCATAGTATTCCTCCACTAAATCCTAATATTTTCAGTTTAACTACGCATTCAACACTATCTCTTTTACCTTTTTCTCGTAAAATTCTTCCGAAATATACTGATCTCCATAAGGGAATTTGCTGTCCGTTAGAACAGCATAGGCTTCCGCCCAAGACAGACCTCCTCTTGCCGCTAATCTGTCTAATGTCTGACCACAGTGATTTTTTAATGCCTGTTCTTCATGCGGTTTGATGATATCATAGGGAATGTATTCTTTTCCCTTTTTTGTCATAATTGGGAATTCTTTCATTCTGCTTATTTCCTCCAATTCTTCCGGACTATATTTTCGATAGCTGATTCCGTAATTCGTAAATCCACCGGACTGATATATTATAAGTCGTGACATTTTATACTCTCTTTCAACTCAGATGCGTGTCCATTCCCGGATATCTGCCGGATCAATCACTTCCGCACATTTAGGACATATAGGATATAAACCTTTTCTGCGATTCTCGTCCATGTCCCGGAATGTTTTATTCCTCCTCATCCGCTTGAATTCCGCATCTGCCATTGCTTCGTATAGCTTGGCTTTAGATAGCATTTTTCGCTGTGCATCCTCCAGCTGCTCATACCGCTTCGCCAGTGTAACCAGAGCATCAAAGGCATCTATTGTAGCACCGCAATCTTGACAGCTTACAATCCTGTTTACCGTATCAACCTCGTAATGAGGTGGATTGCATTTGCAAAGCTTTTCTCTTCCTCGCTCGATTCTTACCAAATTGAAGAAAATAATCTCATTGTCCATAGTATTCCTCCATTAAATCCTAAATTTCAGTTAACAATTCATATTTTTTATTGAATACATCAGGTTTACATGGATAAAACTCCCCTCTTAAACCTTTGATAATATAATCATTTCTGTTGGCAACCATATCTCCTTCTAATGTGTGAATAATTAACTTTTCATGTGGTATTCCTTTTCCGACTTTCCACGCGCTATCTTCCACTGAATATGTGCAACTATTTCCGCAAAACATTTCTACTTCTTTTGTATTACCAGTCCATTGAATTGCTTCGATTTCACACGGTTTTGTTCTATATTTTGCCATTACTTTACCTCCACTAAATTCTAAGTTAGCTTATTAACCTCTGTCCACATTTCGGACAGTATTCATCGCTCACTTCTGCGTCATTGCATCCGTTTTCCTCTAAACAGTTGGGGCAGATGTATTCGTCCACATGGATCTCGCAGACTTTCATTGGAATCTGCTTCTTAAGAGCCTTTATTCCCATTTGTGCGGCTGCATAAGTCTCATCTGCCACAGGGCAGCAATGCCAGCTATTCAATTCTTCTATTGCGTCGCTAATTGGAGTAATATCCATAAGTCCAGCAACCTGATCCGTCACTTGTCCTGTGTACAACGCATATTCGTTCATAATTATTTGGATTATGCAATTACCACAGTCACCTGTACATGACTCTGATCCCTCACACGGCATCTCTACATCATCCGGGATACTTTCTCCTCCGCTTGTAAATGGATTCGTCATGGTACAGCATTCTTCCGGCACCCATACTCCTTCATCAAATTCAACCATTTTTATCATTTTGCCATCTCCTTTCCCTGCCATTGCAGTCCCATTGTTGTGAGTTCACCGTAGGAGAAACACCTTGTAAAGCCTGTCTTGCAATCTCTGGTCTGGACCATATGCGGATAAACCGCTATTACCTCGTATTCCCTGGTCTCGCTGATAAATCGGTGTTGTCCCCGTCCGCGGGTCTCCAGCGGCTCCTCGATGATCTTGTGTTCTGTTTTGATGATAGTGCCTATATGTACATTATGGATGCGCGGCGCAGGATCCGGTAGAAGATTGCCGTCCCAGTCCTTATACTGCATTGTTGTCTCCTTCCTGGACGGCTGCTGCCTCTTGGTATCAGCGGCCGCCCCGTGGCTATGTCTATAGTTATCGTGAGTACACTCCAAAAGGCCTATTGGTTTAATTTCTTAATTGTTTCTTTGACGCTGTCGTAATAGCGATTGATTCCACGCACTAAAAGTTCTGTCTGTGTAATTCCCATCATTTCAGCGCAATATTCCATTCGCCGTTTTTCTTCTGGTGTCAGTCGTACTGAGATAAGTTCAGTTCGTGCTTTCATAATTTCTCCATTTTGTATATACAAATTTGTATATACATTATTTCCATTTGCTGTATGTCAGGGCTTCCTCCGACCAGTCCGGGTAATGATCCTGCAGGTACTGCCTAAACATCTGCAGCATCTCCTCCCGTCTGCCCTTGTTGCCATTGTCCAGCATCTCATGGTGACTTTGGCAGCCCAATGCACCATTCTGCGGGATCCCAAGACCTCCCCTAGAGCGCGGTATGTAGTGCATGATGCTCTGCAGCTGCTGTCCGTACCAGGTGACGTCCTCCATGTGATATTCCATACGGCAAAAGATGCACTGATACAGATCACGCTCCTTGATGATCTGCCGGGAGGCGGCATTAAACTCCCTCGCTCTCGCCTGTTTCGACATCTTCGACATTCTGCCCGCCTCCTTTGCCGAGTTCTTCCAGGCGGTCCAGATAGCCGGAGATATCGGATAGCTGCTGCCGCGCTGATGCAATCAGATCCATCTCGACATATCGTACCAGGTTCTCCACGCTGCCACGGATGGACTGACGATAAGCTGTGCGCTGGTCTCCTTCGGATGGGCAGTATTGCGGAAAGTCCTTTTCGAGATCTGTCTGCCCAGGTACCTGCTCTGACGATCCCATGGTGTCGGTATTCTGATTATCCGTATCAAAATCCTTACTAACCGTGTCGGAATCCCCGCAAACCGAGTCATTTACCTGTGTTTCCGTCTCATTCTGTGCCCGTCCTGTCTTAAAATAGTCCTCCGATAAATTATAAGGATCCCCAGCCGGTGCTGTCGGCCGGAACAGCCAGATCTTTTCTTTTGCCGTCTGCTCCACCAGTTCTCCGCACTCCGTTGATAAGGTATTCATCACAATGTCCCCGGGCTTATATGTACTGGGCCACTTGCTCTGCGGTATTGCCGGCGCCTGCTGCCTCTGTTCTTCCACAGGTTCCGCAGTCTTCTCCGATGCTTTTACCGGTTCCGGTTTCTTCGGCTGAGATACCTTCGTCTCTTTTCTAGGTGCCGGTTTCTTCTCCTCTTTCGGTTGCACCGGTGCAATTTTCCTTTCTTCCGGCCACGGCTTTCCGTAGAGCTGCTGCCACGCTTCTTGATAGGTGGCACCGCCACTGACCAAGTGCCGCCATACCTCCAGTAATCGATTCCATGTATATTCCTGCTTTTCTCCTGTTCGCATATTGATCAGTGCAACGCTGTCACCATTGTTATGGTCCTTTAGGGATAGGTTTCGTCCGCCCATCCCCTGGATACGCATGGTGTACATCCTCTGTCCGGCCGGTGTCATGATCACCTGCAGATCTTCCGCTGTCAGTCCCGTTCTGCCCGCTGTCCAGATCTCCTTATACAGCCTCGGAATCTCCTCACCATCCTGAATATCCCCGGCCAGCTGTCTCACTGCCCTGCACAGATCGTCCTCTGCTTCCTCCATCACAGGATCCTGTCCTTCCATCATGATTTCCAAATCCGTTGTCTTATTCTCTTCGTCAATCTGGTTCTTGATCTGCTGGATCTCTGACTTACTGTAGTCCGGTGTCAGTTCCTCATTTACCGTATCCGGCAATTGCATCATGAGTGTCAGTTTGGAATACCCGAAGCCACGGTACTTCTCCTGCAGTCGGTCACTGTAACCGCCCTCGGAAAACTTTTTGTTAATATTTATAAATCTGGACACCTGCGTCTTGTCGATGTTGTACTCCGCCTGTGCGAACTCTAAGACAGAGCTATAACCGGACTCTTTCAGGATGTCCGTATCCTCCGCCAGTCTCAGCAAGTATCCGATCCGGACAAATCCCTCCGCTGTTTTGCTCAATTCTGAATCCAGTTCTGCTTTATATTCCTGATAGGACCTGTATTTTTCAATTACGTTTTCCATTCTTTCCTCCTAGCCTGCTACGCAGATCCGCTGTACATCTGCTGCCATCTTACTCTCTGCTTTGTATCTTATCGTTATGCCTGCTGCCAGTGATCCGCTTTTCAGCTTCTTTATGTAGTCATTAAGCCATTTCTGCATATTTTTTTCATTCGGCTTTTTATCGTTTGCCCCATACCACTGTCTTATCCTGTCTGTTTTTGCCTCTATCTCCACTGTGATGTATGGTAATTCCGGATCCGACTGCTGCCTCACCATCAGGATGTAGCTCTCGCCTCTGTTATGTTTGTCAAGGTAATTGTCACCTCCTACGCAGTGATGCAGGATCCGTCCCTCCATCACAATTTCCTCTGCTGACCTGGCCGGGCGGATGAGTAGGTTCTCGTCTTCCCAGAAATACCGGTTCCGGAGCTTTCTGTACTGCTTCCGGATGTCCGAAAACCTTGTTTTGACTTCGGCGAGGCGCTTGTCTGCCTCTTTCTTGCTGCTCTCCGTCACCATCTTTGTGTGTGCAGCTGTCAGGTCTCTTGGCTGCTGATATACGCTGTTGTGCAGGTCATATCCTAGGACAATCCTCATATTCAGATAGTCGATGTATGTATTTGCAACGTTTTGAATTCTCTGCTCTACGCTTCCGCATCCGGTTCCCCATTCTGCCCTCGCATACTTTTCGATTCGATTCAGCAACTGCTGCACGCTCATGTACGCTGTCGCCACTTCAAGCTGGCCTCTTCTCAGATGAGCCTCTGCAATGTGGTCTATCTGCTCATCCGACCACTCTGCTCCCATCCGGTACTCCATCTGCATTGTCTCCAGGACATTCAGTTCTCCGTTCTTCTCGATCAGCTGGCGAACACGGCACTTCCGGATTCCCAGGAACTGATCCGGTCTCTTTGCATCAAGGTCTGCCACTATCCCATATCTGCATTTGAGCAGACCGCTCACCACTCCTGTCAGTCGCATCTTCACAAGCATTTCAATCTGCGGCGTCTCTTTATATCTGTTCAAATAATCAACTGGATTGTATCTGTATGTTGTCCGGCTATATTCCTTCATCGCACTGTACTGGAACATGGTGTCTTGCATGTTCTCGTAGGTTTCTGGGAGAACTTCTGCCTCTCCTATCGAGATACTGCTCAATCCGAACAAATTGCAGTCATCCCAGAAGTCGCTTCCGGTATACGGATTGTGCTTGTGGTAGTCAATCTGTACCTTCTCGCCCGGCATATAATAGGCTCTTGCAATTTCTACTCCGGAGAGTTCCTCGTATGCCCCATTCATCTCCAGCCCTTTCTCTCCGCACATCATCTGCAGATTCCATGTCTTACTTACTTCGATGTATCTCATCACGAAGCCGTTGTCTTTGTACTTCTGACCGAGGAACAGATGCGTACTTTTGCTGTGCTCGCCTTTTACTTTTCCCTGGCACTTATACTCCCCGACTTCTCCGCACATCGGGCAATGACCGCTCTGTCCTTCCCTGGGTTCTTCTACCCGTTTCTGGAACTGCGACTCATAAGATATCCCGTCTTTCCATCTTCCGGTTGTAACTCCTCCACACTTGCTACAGGCAACATCTGCCCAGCATCCGTGTTTTTTGTAATACAAGAAATGTTTTGCTCCGAAAAAGAGCTGTTCTGCCATGTCAAGGATTCTTTTCTCCGGAAGCTCCGGTGTATTTGCTTCCCTGTCCTTTAAGGCCTGCTGCCTGCGCAGGTATTTTCTGTGCTCTGCCTGCCTTCTGGCGGTCACGACGATGTTGTTCTCGTGCTCATAGATATACTCAGGCCATCTGTCTTGATTCCAGATAGTCACATGGCATATCTTCTTGATCCGGTCATAATCATTTGCACTATACAGGACGTTTTCCTGCATTGCCTGTTCCCAGGTCCCGGCTCTGTCATTGTTCCTGTGCCATAAAAGACACACAGCGCTATAATAGCGTTCCGGCTCTATCTTTTCTCTGGTCCATCTGGACGTCTCAGGAACAAAATTTCCGAAATCCTTTTTAGTAAGTACGATCCGTATCACCGGGACATCCTTGTCTTGCTTCCTGTTGCGGTATACCTCTATAAACAAATGCTGCTCATGTGCAATATTCTTGAACGCTGTGACAGCAATATACTTTACCTTACGGTTCTTATTGGTTTCCGGAAGTGTCAGGTAAGGAATCTTTTCAATTGCTTTCTTTTTCATATTCTCCGCCTACTTTCCCATGTAGTAGTTCGTGATGATCTTCTTGGCCGTTGCCATCCCCGGGATCCCCAGTGTGCATCTTCCGGCCGTCACACCTGCTGCCTTCATGATTTTCTGATCAACGGGAATCTGATGTTTAAATGACCAGGTAAGCAGGGCAGCTATACATCCTTCCAGACTCTTTCCTTTCCGCCGCACTGCTTTTTGCATCTCCGGATCTTCTGTGATTCGGATCAGAATATACTGCACCCAGTCCTCCATGATTTCTTTTGGCTTCAGTTCCGCACTTTCGATCTTGATTTTTCCCTGTGCGGCCATCAGCGAAGATGCCAGCTCATCTACTACACCATCCATGTAGTCCAGTGCATCTTCCTTGGTCAGACCATTTTCAACCGCCAGGGCAATCAGCGCCTCTTCATCCCCTTCTTTCTTCTGACCTGCTGCCGCTCTGTTTAGTTCTTCCACGGAGTCAAATTCTCCAAATTTATCCCACATATAATCTCCTTTCCCGGTTGCACCGGTGCAACTTCCGAATTTTTCTCGGTAGTTCAAATGTACGAGCATTGCGTACGGTTCGCTTTTTCAAACCGTGACAATTTGTCACGGTTCTGTCAAATTGTTATATTTTTCATGTTTTGTTGAAGTCAACAAAATCACCTCTAACACCTGTCATGTACTGGTGTTACCTCTTCGAACTCCACTTTTGCAAAAATGTTATATTCTGCGTTTATTTTGGACATATTGTAGGCAAAGGCCTCTGAATACTCATGCTTGCCTGCCACGGCAGCGATATTATGACCGGCTTTTCGGGATTTCTCCAGTATCGTTTTCCAGAGATCCGCATCCTTGATCTCATTCCCGCGGCTGTTCTTCCAGCCGTTTCTCTCCCATGTCTCCAGCCAGCCCTGATTGATCACGGATGCAACGTAGGTATTCTCCGTGTAGATAAGAATCATTTGTTTACCCAGCATTCGTTCCAATGCCCGGCAGATACTCCACAGCACCAGCCGGTTTGCTGTTCCGTCCGCCTTTCCGATCTCCGGCGGTTTCTCATAGTACTGCTTCTCTCGCACTTTCGTCCGGAGAGTATACATTACCTTCCCGGTTCTCTTTGCGGATCCGCGCAGAGTAGTACTCACATACATTTCAACATTTAACAAAATCAACACCTCCTTACCCTGTTCGGCGGTTTCTTCCGCTCGGTGCTTTTAAGTCTGATCAACGTGTAACTCCGGTACAAAAATCCCGTGACCGGATTGATGCCCTCATGGATCCTGGCTATGTAATATCCCTTTGGTGGCTTCACCTCCGGCTTCCAGCGGACCAGCTTGTCCGTCCGTGGCTCCGGAAGCGGCATATTGCGACTGGTATTATAGGAAGACTCTGCAATCCTTGGTTTACCTGGTGTACCGTCCGCCCGTTGCTCTGCAGTGTGCTCGTCCTTGGTCAGATACCCTGCCAGCTGCTCCATGTCATCTCCGGTAAACTTGCTGTTGCGGATCTCTGCCACGTAGGTGCCGCCCTTTGTCCATGCCTTGGTCACGATAGCAGCCGCATTACCCTCCGGTGTCTGCTTGATCACAAGGTGGATATGCCAGGCTCCCTTGGTTCCCTTTTCTATGTTCCTGATCCAGTAGAGTGGGACACCCCTTGCCCGGTAGATCTTCCGGATCTTGATGATTGCCGCCCGGAAGTCCTTCAGTGCTCCTGCCATATCTGGTGGACGGTTCCCGACCTCATAGGTCCATGTAATAAACAGATCTCCCTGATCAAAGTACTGGATCAGTCTCCATCTACATCTTCTGACCTTGTTCCTCTGATTTATCAGCCGCACCTGTTCCTTGGTCGGCTTCTCCTTCTTCTGTCTGCTCTTCCCTGGGGATCCATAATTGCCATCATGGTACTCTTCCACGTCCAGGACATCCCCATGTCTTAACCTCATTTTCTTTCGCTTTACCATTGCCTCTGTATCCTAACTTTAATATCTTTATCAAGTGCGCAGGGGCTTTCAAAAAGCCCCATTTTGCTTGACTTTTCCGGCTTACAGAGGTATACTTATCTTGTCTATATAAGTAGCTCTGTGAGCTGGCCGGCATCGCCAAATGCCGGCTTTTTTATTGCTCCGAATATGCCGGAGGCACTATGTAACTGCTCCGCGACCAGTAATGTCTTTTCTGCGGATTCTCGAGCAGATATTCCACACCGCGGATATCCTCGTCATACTTTTCCAGCGTCCTCTGAAAGTCTGCTCTTTCCCGCTGCAGGCGGTCCAGGATGACACTCACCGCCTCGTCTGTGACAGTAATGTAATGGATGCCATTATGCAGTTCCACGCGGTGCGCAGATCGGTATTTTCGGAGGACATAGGACATCACCTCGTCTGCCTCATGCGGGATCAGGATTCTAAGCGGTTGCGTCGGTGTCTGCTCCAGCATCTGTAATGTTTCCTGTGCTCTCTCTTCTCTCACCGGTTTTTCCTCCTCTCAGCTGCTCCAGTCTCTGCTCCAGATCCTGTACTCTCTGGCGGTATTCTTGCCATTTTTCCACCTGATCCTCGCAAAAAAGGCAAAAAATAAAAAGCATAGCCGCCAAGCCCATGACTATGGCGATCTGCTCTCCTACCTCTGTTGTCCTAAAAACATCCCTCAAAATCCACGCTCCGAGGAGTGATATCACAATATCTTTATACATCCGCATCCCCTCCGTATATCTGTTTTCTCAGTTTCTGTATTGCGGCCAGTCTGCTATTACAGAGATCCTCCATAAGTTCCATCGTGCTCAATAAGGATTTCCTCTGTTTATCATTTGTCGTAATAATCTGCAAACCTTCAAAGTTATAATACTTAGCCTCCGGGACTGACTTCTTTACTTCCTCATAGACCTGCGTAGCCAGTTGTAAATTACATGCCTCCCAGTATTCGTGGCCATCTTTGTACCGTAAAACTTCGGTGACAAAATAACTGATGTCTCTCATACTTATCCTTCCTGATCACGCTCTCTGCGTGGCCCCGGTGCTGATCTACCCGGGTACCACCAGAAAGAGGGCAACATACCATCATAGCAGTGGATGATATGCCGTCATATGGTGATGCAGCAAGATGCACCACGCACAAAGCGTGATCTATAATATGATGCTTGTCCCCATGCCCTCTACGTGGTGCCCAGGTGGGGAAGCCTGGACACGCACGCTTTAATTGTGTAAAAGGGGAGTGTGGTGTTGGGAATACACCACGTACAGGGCACGGATACTTGTGGTTACGCTGATTCTTCTTTTTTCTTGACTGCATATCCCAGAGTCTTCAGACTCTGTTCATTCAGCCGTAAGGCAATCTCTGCCTTTTTCATGGGATCCATGTCATCCAATGACAATACCTGGTCCCCGATGTGGATTAAATTTACAATCCGCATATGTACCTCCTGACTGCTTTTCTACAGCTTATGGTGCTATGGTTGTCTAAGTTGCATTCTCCAACTCAATGATTGCCCACCGCAGCGCTGCCTTGGTGTTCTCATCAATGTCGTTACGCTCTAAGAGAGCATATAATCTGTCGATTTTCTCCATTCCTGTCATCTCCTTCCTACTGCACTTCGATTCTCCGAAATGATTCTTTCGATAAATCGAAATGCCTACCATATTGAATCCACTTTCTCCTTTTCCTATACTGTACTTACAGGCTGTTGCAGCAGCCGAGTAAAATGGAAAGGAGATTTTAACATGCATTTGAATGAGACTTCCAAGTACACACTTGCCAAAAGCTTTACTGAATTAGCTATTCAAAACGGGTTAATCAACCAGTATGCAGATTCTGCTGATACTGCAAAGGAAGTAACTACTTTTTTCAAAACAATCATTGATACTATTGATAAAAATGATAGTGACAATCAGTGAAGCAACGAAGCTCTTGCAGACACCAGCTCTGCGAGAGCTTTTGTCTTTTCCGTAATCTCATTCTCTTTGCCTTCATCAATGTTCTTCTTGATGTGTTCTGCCAGTGTGTCAATTAATTCATCTACCTTATCCACTCCTGCTGCCTCCTTCCCTATAAAATCTCTTGCATCTCGTATTCCTTTTTCCTATACTGTTTTTACAGGCTCCTGCCTATATAAAAATCACTCCGCAGAAAGGAGATTCTCATGTTACTTTTAAAAAAACACTATAGGGTGCTTCGATACATTTACCGCAAGAAAACGGTATCTTATTCACAGTTGTCCAAAAAATTCTGTGGAAAATTCTCTCTTGATGAACTAAATGAATTTTTGCGTAGCCGGTATGTCGAATTGTCTACTCCTGCATACAGCAAATATGGTGATCCCATGTCCTTTTCTGCTGATACTCTGGTACATCTCAGCACTACCGGTATTGCTGAAGTCGAAGCCCATCAATGGTTCGATCTGCAATATGTCATTACTCAAATTCTGGTACCTATCGTGATTGCTCTATGTACCTATGCTCTTACCTGCTTCTTAGGAAATTACTTTTGACAGGATTACTCCCAGTAACCCTCCAAAGATTCCTGAAGCAATCGGTACCCAGTTATCTTCTAGAAAACATTTGATTCGGTCTTTCACTCCTGCTGCCTCCTTTACTGATCTGAATGTCACTTTTTGTGGCATCTAAGAGCTAAAAAAAATTGCCTGCACACTCTTGTTATAATACTTTGCAAGTGCAATTTTGATGTAATCTCTCGGAATTCTTTCTCCGCACTCATACATCGATAACGCTGATACACTGATTCCAACAGCTTTTGCGACCTGTTCTTGTGTTTTTGATCCACGAAGGTCTACCAACCTTTTCCCTATTTCTTTTGCGTTCACCCTACAGCCTCCTTTGTCACGTTTTGTGGAACATCTTGAATATATCACTCGTCACTTTTCGTGTCAACACTTTTTGTGGAATTTTAACTATTTATTTTTTCCACGTTATGTGGTATTGTATTTTTACAAAGTTGAAAGGAGACATCTTATGGGTGATTTTCCAAACGTATTTAAAACATTACGAATAAAAAGTGGATTAACTCAGCAACAGATGGCTGAAAAATTGGGATTATCAAGAAGTACTATCGGAATGTATGAAAATGGTGAAAGGGAACCAAGTTTTGAAACATTAGAAGACATTGCTGATTTATTCAATGTCGATATGAATTACCTTATTGGTAAAAAAGAATCTACAGAAATCATTCCAGATAGCTATTATCTCAATCCTGCTGCCCGTGACATGGCTCAGTTCCTCTTCGAGAATCCGGAATACAAAGTCCTCTTTGACGCTTCCCGGAAGGTGAAGCCGGAGGACATCCAGTTCGTAAAAGAAATGATCGACCGGATGAGCAACCAGAACGGATGACCAAGGCTCATACATATTCAGAGGAGGTGGCTGACATTGGATATCCATTCAGTACTGGCAACGCTGCCATACAGCATCAAAGCCTATGTGGTGACAAATCCCGATATGAGCTTTACCATCGTCCTGAACGATGCTCTGTCCTTCGAGCAGAACCAGAAATCTTATCTGCATGAGTATGCACATATCATCAATGGGGACTACGACAGAAAATGCTCCGTGGATATGATCGAGATCGGAGCACACAAATAATGTTATCTACTTCGACCCATAGTTGTGTTGGAGCTGATATAAATACTAATATGAAAAGGGGAAATTTATATGGGATTCACTAAAATCTTTAACAGTATCCGTTCTTCGACTATGTTACCCTCGGATATCGAAAACGTCTCGTTGAAACGCATTATTCCTAAAATTAATGAGTGGAATATTGATACTGTGCTTATTTCTGCAAATCGAAATTGTACTGCCTGTAAACAATATAATCGACAGGTGTTTTCTCTTTATGGGAAGAATAAAAATTATCCGAAGTTACCCGATATACTATATCAACGTTCTTGCCCTGTCTGTGGTAAAATCTTTGGTGCTACAATATACGGCTTATAATATTTATGATCTTCATTTTAAAAAATTGCACCGGTGCAATTTACTATGATATTGATATACACATAGTTTTACACATGGTTATCCACAGATTTATACACATTTTGTGTAATATGTATTGACAAATCAATCCTGAACATATAATATAAATGTGTAGCTAAGGTTACACGTTAATAATGCTTCAGGTTGTACGTCTCTCAATATATGAGAATGACCGAACCCTGGAGCTTTTTATTTTATACGGAGGATAATATATGAAAACTGCTATACTTGTAGATGGTGGATTCTATCGCAGGCGGGCTCAAATTGTTCTAGGCGATATTCCTGCCAAGGATCGTGCTATTGAATTGGCAAATTATTGCAAACGCCACCTGAACTCTCATGGCGAACATAATAACGATCTGTATCGTATATTTTACTATGACTGTCCTCCTGCTTCGAAAAGACTTTTCCACCCCTTTCTTCAGAAACAGGTGGATCTGTCCAAAACTGACCTGTATATCTGGATGAATGAATTCCTCACTGAGCTGAAGAAAAAGAGAAAGTTTGCCATCCGCTTAGGAAAACTCGCCGAAGAACAGGCTCATTACACTATCCGTCCTGATGTTGTCAAAAAGCTCTGCCGCGGATCCATTTCTTTTTCGGATCTGCAAGAGTCTGATTTTTGCATTGAGATAGATCAAAAAGGTGTTGATATGAAAATCGGTTTGGATATTGCATCTATGGCATATAAGCATCAAGTTGATCAGATCATCCTGATTTCCGGAGATAGTGACTTTGTATCTGCTGCAAAACTTGCCCGTCGGGAAGGTATTGATTTTATACTCGATCCGCTGGGTGCACCTATTAAGCCAGATCTGTTTGAACATATAGATGGACTGCGTACCTGCGATAAACGGTTCACGCCAACCAATAAGTAA